GTTAAATTGCCTGTTTACTGATCCTAATTGAAATGACATTATAGTGTTACTGTTTGATCGTTTGCTACGTTGTCAGGTTTGTCTATCCTGATTTCTGATACCCTTACAACATATGCTTTGTTTGCAGCTGGTGTGAATCGTAATAAAACATTCTCACCACTTGATACCATATTCACAGCACGTATGTCACGTTTATGGTCATCTGCTGTGGACAGATTGTTATAGACGTTGAAATTGATTCTAGCGTCAAATGCATTTGCTCCAACATTGAAGCAAGAATACTTACTGTCAGTAGTATTATGTATTTCCACAAAATACTTCATAGAAGTAAAGTTTGTGTAATTTTTAGTTGATATAGTATTCTCTACTGGATTGGCAGCAGCACTGATCTCTGTCCGTGTTGCGTTCAATTCGGTGTCTCCTATAACAAGACGACCTATTTCACTTGTGTTCTCAGCAGCAGTGGTTGCAATACCAACTAATGTAGTCAGAGTCTGGACTGTGACTGCTGTGTTAGCATTAGGTGTATATCTAAGTTTGATAACACCAGCATTTTGTATTATCTCAAATTCACCAACATCTTCACCACTGTCCATGTTACCAAAGTCAGTGTATAACATACCAGCACCATTACATAAGAAGTTGTATTCCTCAACCTCCTTATGATCAGCACCAGAATGAGATACTATAATATTTCCTGACTTGAACTTAGAAGCATCTATGTCTTGTAATGTGACAGTTGAAGGACTGGCACTAGATGCAAATACAGAACCAACACCTGACTTCACTATGTTACCATAAGATGTTGAACCAATACTTACCTGCTTACCTATAATCTCCTTGTAGAAAGTAACATCATAAGTCAAGGTGGTATTATAAGGACTGAATGATACAGATACAATATTTCCATTCTGCTGGAGAATGAATTCACCAAGATCGAAGGCATCTGACAAGTCACTGTACTGGTTGAGATAACACTCATCACCATTATGGAATACAATGAACTCACAATACTGTGTTGTGTTATATGCTAGTTGTAAAGCAGCATCTAGTACAACCTGTGCATGATATTTGATGGCACGAGGACCTGTAGGATTAGCAATATCAAATGCATCAATCTCAACAGTTCTCAATAGGTTAGGATCTGAATAGAATTGAGGTGATATGTCATCTATCTCAAGAACTCTGTTACCTTCACATAATAGTGAATCACCAAATCTAGTTGAGTTGAATATAATCTCATTACTTACAGATAAGTCTGGAGCAGGATCTTCATAAACTAAATCATGATCAAAATGATCCTTGAGAGCACCTCCTCCATCAATCAGTACAACTGACTTAGATGCAGTTCCAATAGCAACAACGTTAGTTGCAGTACTACCTAAACTAACTGGAACTGATGATATCAACAAGTCAGAGTGTTTCTTGAATCCAGCAATATGAGCGAGAGAATCAACTGGTTCACTCCATGATGCAATTCCAACTTGTGACTTGAGTGAATATGCAAACTGTTGATAGTAATCACTGTCCTGTAGTCTCTGATTGAAGTCAGATAACATTCCAGTATCTCTTTCCCAACCAAATGGTTTATTATGATATACTCCTACATCAAAGTAACCTGTGTAATCTTCTAACTTGTCAATAGTACCACCAGCATTTGATAGTTGACCTGTTAGACTCTCACCTGTGCTGAATCCAACTATATTATCAACACGTAAAACATTTCTTGCCTTACCTTCACCACTTATAACTTTTGCTTTCTTTCCTCTTGATGTTATAACTGTCTCACCTTTGAAGAATTCACCTTCTTTCAATTCAACAGTAAACTTAGCAATATCAGTCTTATTAGATACAGTACCAAACTTACCTAGATTGTAAGAACCAGGATCTTCAGATACTGCATATGTTATAGTTGCTTGATCCTCTAATCCTGATGCTTGGTTGACACCTGAGAGAGTGAAGTACTTATAACCATATGTTGATGAGTCATATCCATGACCTGTTGTCACACCTATGTTCTCAACAAATACTTCGTCGCCAATTGTAAAAGGTATTGGTGTAGATGAAGTATACCCACCTACAGGTGTTTGTAGTGTTAGAGTAACATTAGGATCACTATAATTCGCTGTTACAATACCAACTCCATTACTATTGTTGACTGCGAATAAACTATTATCACCACTTCTTAAGTTTCCTCCACCACTTACAACTTGCACATCAGAAACTGATGCTCCAGTTAGTGATACTTTGAATTGTGTAAGACTATTCTCTTGATTAGTCTTAGTGTTGAATAATACGAGATCTGGAGCAGTTAGATACTTACCACCTGTAGATGTAATTGCTACTCTATCAACAGAGAAGTTATCTTTTAGGAATACAACTTGTGGCATTGCTGCCTGTGGTTGTAGTGTCTTATCTGATGGATAGTCAAAACCAACATCAACTAGATTTACTTTATCAAGTTTACCAATATCTGTTCCATGTGCTTCTATAAGTGCTGATGATCCAGTTGTGGTAGCAACAGAAACCTGTGGTATATCTTTGAACCCTACACCACCTGATACTAATTGAACTTGAGCAATAGGACCATTATCATTAGTTGAGTTAGTAGTGTATGAAATGTATGCAGAGAGAGTTGAATAACCTACTCTTTCTGGTTTGTTGTCTATATTGAAATCAAATGTCTTATCAGTGATAGAACTAATAGTTCCTCCACCTGTAAACTTACTTTTGTTTACAATGATCTTAGTAAAGTTATCAATGTCTTCATTAGTTTCTATTATCTTAGATATATCCTGAGAGTTGAGTTTATAATAGAGAACTTGAGGAACTTGAGGTGTGAATTTGATTGATGCTTTTCCTTGTGCCTGACCATGTGCTGCAAAATATGATACTTCTACAGCAGATACACCAGAGCCCACAAATTGTTTCTTATAATTTGAGTCTTCGTAGAATTCTAATCTAGTATTTGCTAAAGATGGAGATGAAACATCAAAGTCTAGAGTGTCTCCTTCAGTTACGTTTATAAGTGGGTTGATTGATGAACCAATACTTACCATTCTTGTTGCTGAACTGTAGGTAAGTGTCAATGCACTAGTTCCTGCTGATACAACTGACATGTCAATGCTATCAGTAGGTCTCAAGGAATGAACATCTTTTGTTGTGGCAGTTACTTTGATGATTTCAACATCACTTGTAACCTTACCTCTTTGTGTAGTAAAGAAGTGAGTATTACCAATACCTGCTTGATCAGGATAGAAGAATACTCTCTCAGAGGACGATCTAATTCCTGCCTGTGTAGTTACGATACCAACTAAATTTGCATCAACAATAGAAGCATATACTTCAGTCGGTAATGTAGCAGTCCAACCAGATGCTGTTCCAACACCAGGTGCTTGATATGATATAGATGTACCTGTACCTGGACTGTAAGATAACTTCTCACCATGCTCAAATGTATGTCTTGGTAAGAAGATTGTCTGTGTTGGTATCTTTATACTACCAAAGTCTTGTGTAGAGATAGTATGCCCAATTCCTGTACCAGCAGAAACTCCTGACCCAACCACATTTGCTGCATCGAAGTATATGGTGTCATTAGTGACTGTCTTTTCAGAACCTTCTTGTGTATATGAAAATCTGTTTGGTAGTAAATGAACATCAGAGAATACAGTGTGAGCAACACCAGCAGTTCCATTCTGTGCTCTTATCAAATCTAATTGATTCTGTAAATTATCAAGTCCATATACCTTGAATTCTTCATGATCTATTCTTACAATATCATTTACTCTAAATTTACTAACATCATCTGTTATTCTCACACTTGTAGTCAATCCTGCATTAGCACCAACTGCTGCTATAGCAGTGGCAATACCTGACGATACATTCTTGACTGATATTACTCGACTTCCTTCTAGTATCTTATGATTATTAGAACTTACATTTTTGATGCTTAGATATGTGCCACTCAAAAGATTGTGTGGTACAGTGGTTATACCTGTAACCTCTCCAGCAGAGTATAATAGAGTTGTGAGTGGGAATGTAGTAACTGATGATGTAAGTGAAGCGACTTCAGGTCCAAATATCTTGATAACACTTCCAATTGCTCCAAATCCTCCAGTCTTTGAGTTATCAAATACCAAGTTATCACCAACACGGTAATCATTACCGCCATCGATAATATCAACTCCACTAACTGCACCACTACTTGTGGTGATGATTTTAGATTGGAGTCTGCTGCCTTTTTGACTATTTGAGATAAATTCATAGTCACTAATATTATAGGGTTTGGTATTCCTTACTAAGTTATATGATAGAGGATCTACATCTTGATCAAATTCAAAACTTGTATTCAGTGATTCAACTTTTGACCTAAAACTATCACCAATAACATAAGGGAATACTGGTACTCTAGCAAGATTGAAAGGACTGCCAGGATTTGATACTAATGATGACTGTACTGTTGTGAAATACGCATATACACCATTAGGATATTCAGGTGTGACACTGAATCTACCATTATGTTCATCAAGATCACCACTTCCTGCTGTATAGGTGTAGTCTTCTACAAAGAAACCAGCAGGATACTTAGAAATTGAAGGTCCGTTAGTTCTTTCACCAGTCAACTTAAGATAACTTGGTTTAATATAATCTAATCCACCGCCACCACCTGCTTCTTTGTAAACATAAGGACCGTAGATTGGGTTACCATCATATGCCCAACCTAATATTGGAGAGTGCTCTGCGTCATTGTCTCCAAGATATGATCTTAGATTACGTGGAACATAATAGTTGACATATGGGTTACCAAGATCAGAATCTTTCTGTACTTCATAGAATCCGTCGTCTGCAAATACATCGTTGATTTTGGCATATCTATCTACTTGGTTGATTGTCCATTGTTTGATATTAGTAGAGTATATGGCACCACTACCTGGTGTCTTAGCACTTACAGATGTACCTGACTGAGTGTAGTTACCACCCTTCTCAATCATGTCTATACTTACTATCTGACCATTTGCCACATTTGCTTTTGCTTTTGCACCCACACCATCACCTGTGATAGTGATATCAGGAGTACTGAAGAAATCTGATCCACCAGACTTGATTATAATCTGATCTATACGTCCATTGATGATGAAAGGTTGTAAGAATGCCTTACTACCAATAACCGTGTCGACGTCTGGTTTCAATCCATCGTTTATAACTGTTGATCCAAAGTCATTACCAGCATTACTTACATGGGCATCTATAACTTCACCACGAATGATTGGTGTTGCAGTAGCATTGAAGGTTGTGATACCTTGTCTTCCATTCAATACTACACTGACAGGAGGATCTTGGAATGTATGTGTACCAGAACCAGTGTTGGTTATATTAATATGATCTACAAGACTGGTTGATATTGATACACGGAACTGATTATCATTGATTTTGATACAATAGTATTCTGCATTGTTTGTTAGACCACCAGCAGCAGCAATAGTAGCAGAGTATTTGATTTTCTCACCAGAACTAAATCCATGCTTATCAATATTAACAATATCAACAAAGGTATTGATACCAACAGTTGTTGTCAGATTTCTATTGTGGAATATTCCTGAGTTCTCTACATTTACTTTATCAACTTTATTTCTTCTTCTTGTAGTTGTAAATTTATGAATACCACCACCATTCTGTGATATAGGAATAGTTCCTATACCTGCTAAAGCACCAGTCTTAGACTCTGACAGATGGAACTCATGATCATTTAGTTTTACAATGAAATATGGAGATGTATCAACTAAAGTACCAGGTGTAGTACCTATACCAATAGGAGTTGTATCACTTGTAGTGTATATCACCTCTTCTGAATCCAAGAGACCGTGGGGGTCTGAGAATACGAATCTATCAGTTGCTGTGTTTACTATTCCACCTTGAGTTGTACTATCAAACTCCAATACTTGAGGAGTAATCTTCATTACTGCCTTTGCTACTGCTTCATCATTATTACCACCAGTTACAGATACTGTAGGTATATCTAAGTAATCTAAACCTTCTGTGTCTACTAAAATTTCTTGTAGTTCACCCTTCATCTGTGCTATAGCAGAAGCACCTACACCAGTATGTCCTAGTTGTGATACTGTTAGTCTGGGTGGATTGATAACATCATAGTCACTACCAGTGTTTAGAACTTCAATACTTTCTACGGGACCGAAGTTTATTCTATCAGTTGCTTTGTAAGAATATATCTCTACACCATTGACAAATAAACCAACACCACCTTGTGCTGTCTTAGTAAATTCGTCACCATACTCTGGTTCTGGGAACTTACGTAATAACTTCTGTGCTCCTAATTCTGTACCAGCAAAAATACTAGGTGTAAGTTTGTGTATCGAGAGAGATGCTACATCAGTTGCTGTAAACGCTGTTATATACTCTTCACTACGAATGTTCTCTGGTGTATATGCTAATGCAATTTCATTAGCAGTAAGTCTCTTTATATAATAAGACTCACCATCAGACAAGTTGGTTAGTACATTACCTGATGTCTTAGTGTACGTTACTAGATCACCATCATAGTAGTTGTGATCAGTAATACTGATTGTTGAACCTTGACTAGAACTAGAACTATCAAATACTCTTTCCCTTTTCTGTGGATTTATTGACCAATGTGGTAAAGAGTTAGAAGCAACGAATACATTTCTATTATCATCAACATATGTGTTCTGAACATCTGCTGTTGCATTGAGATTTGTCTTTATCTTACGTCTTATAAAGTATATTTTCGTTGGACTCAAAGTACCACAGGTTACTGACACTTTAGTATCTGTGAGAAGAGACACCACAGTTCCATTCAGTATATTATTATCTCCGTCTACAACTTCAATCTCATCACCAAAGTATAATGCATGAGATGCATCTAGTGTTAGTTCATAACTTGAACTGGAGAGAGATTTGAAAGTGATTACATTGTATTTTGGTGCTACGTTATGAATCCAAGTATTCCATCTTCTAGTATCTTGCTCTTTACCTATAGTCTTGACATTTATATTACTATCTTGAATTTGATTCTTAGCAGTTCCATTAAACTTGTTGAGTAGACCAACAACTTCTATCTCTACTCTATTAGTAGAGTCTCCATCTATAAACGCATAAGCATTGCGTCCTTGAGTAATAGTAGAACCAATACTTATAGTGTTGGCAACAGTGCTTAGACCCGTGAATTGTGTGTAGTTCTTCCCAGTGTACGGTAGAACGCTCTCTCCAACATGTAGATTGCCTGTGGTGCTGAAACCAACAGTGCTATCAACATTAATGACATTAGATCCAATTGAAGTGACTGTAGTAGCATAAGATTTATTTTTTTGTATGAACTCTCCAAAGGTAGTTCCTTCGGAGATAGAGAACGTATAGTAGGTATCACCATTAATTATACTACTTTCAACATTGTATATTGATCCACTAGTCTGTGGGTTATTATCTTGAAACAATGTCTGCCCAGATAACTTAGTAGCATCACCAGATACTGCCTTACCGATCAATATATCATTAGTTACATAATCAGCATCACTAGGACGTATCATAAAGTTAGCAGGTTGAATCATATCAACCTTTTCACCATACAACGCACCAAACAGTAACTTGAACCCTTCCTCAGTACCCTTTGTACGATAGAAATCTTTTGCTTGTCTTACAAAATTACTCTTAGATACCTTACCATGTAGATTTCTTTCTGTGAAACCAGGTAACACCTGTGCTTTCAGTTTCTTAAAGAAGTTCTGTAGGAATACATTACTAAGGTTAGTTACATGTGCTCTTTCTGAGTGTGTGCCTATACCTGACTGAGTGAATGTAAGAAACTCTGGTTGATTTGTTTTCTGATTATTCTCAATACCACTAAATCCCCTTCTACATCCTGTAAATGATGTAGTGCCTATACCAGCATATGAAATTATCTCATTATCTATCTTCAGTAATCCAAATTGATTTGGCCAACCATCTGTAGAATCAACGTATATCGTTCTATCAACCATATTGACAGATGCTGTCAATGAAGTGAACCCTATTAGGTTTCTATTGTTTAGAAAGTCTAAACCCTTGTAGTCAACAAGGTTTTCAGCAATATCAACTGTTCCCCCTTGATGTTCTTGGGAGAGATAGTATGATGCTAGAAATTCACCGAAGAGAGGATTATCGGACTCTATGAATTCGGGTACTTGACTCCGAACTACTTCATGAATTTTTACTCTTGATATGGAGGTTTCAATCATTATCCAACATTACTGGTTATAATAGTGCCACGAACTTTTTTATCTGCAAAGTAACTAGATTGTGGATTGTATCTAGAACCTGATGTGTCTGCTCCAGTTGAGATACTGTCTTCTCTCATATTGAAGGTACTCTTTGTAATAGCGAACTGTAAGTACAATTCGTTTCTAGCGAGAACATCGTTAGATTGAGGAATTGCCTCAACCTCGACAACGTTGTCTTCGACTATTGTTCCAGTAATATTTACTGTGTCTAAAACAACCTCCCCTTTCTTATAATCTATACGTCCAAAGTTGTTTGATAAAACCTTGACGCTATCATCAGAGAGAATTTGGAACATAAACAATGTCCCGTGGTCATCATCAATCTTAGTATCACTGAAGTAGCATGTACCTACCACATCAGACACATTGAATCCTGTTGAGTGTATATTATACTGAGGATCAGGTGCATACATCTGATTCAAGAAACATAGTTCATATTGTGCGAATTGATTTATCTTGGAATTAATATTTCTTCGCATTTTTACTAAAGATATGTTAGAGGTAACAGAAGTGTCCACGTTGTCAATAACAGACAATATCTTACTATATTTGAATCTACCACCAAACTGATTAAGTTCTGTACCAGATGCATAACTGCTCAATGAACTGACTATATTTGTTTTTAGATTATCGGTGTCTCCTACAAAGTTAGAGTTATAGTATACTGTTGAATCTATCTCCACATATAAGAACATAAGATCCACAAATGCTGGAACTATCCCTGCTATAGAGTAGTTTTTCAAAGAACTCAATAGTTGCTTCTTAGTCAGTTCTGATAAGAAAGCACCATTCTTAGGTTTTGCTGCGATATAAACTCTACCGTACTGAGGAGGATCAAGTTCTTCTCCACCATACGCACTCACCGATTCTATATTAGGATATATGGATGGTACGATTGCTTCGTAATCATTTGCAGTCACAGCCCGGTGTTGAGCAGAATATAAACGAGGTGCATAGTACTTGACAGACTCTACTGGTTCGATACTATCACCATTAGAAGATGGTTCACCTGCTGTGATGAATGCTTTATAGTCTGTTTCAGAAGCACCATCTTCATCAACTATAGTTCCTGTGAAGTTGAAGTTTGCTACTCCATTACCTTCTTTACCATTAGTCTTTATGTAACTGACTTCTACTACATTGCCTGAGTCTAGTTTCTTACCAAAGATATCATCACCAAATAACACTTCATACTTCTCATCTGAGGTTTCTTGTAGTAAGTAGATATTTGACATTGATGTGACACCTACAATATTATCTACAAGTTTGTATTGTGTAGTAGTATTGTCAGATGCACTATTCTTTACCTTTATATTGATTGTAGATGTGTCTATACCATCATTTGCTAGAACATACCTTTCACTAGGATTAGAATTATCTACAACAAATGTATTCTTTATATACTGCCCTTGATATATCTCCACTCTACCCATAGCATCACCGTCATCTGCTAAAAGTGTGACCTCTTCTGGTAATGAGAAAATATAGTTTACGTTAGATACAACTCCATTAGCAATTACACCTGGTTGCACAGTAATCTGCTTTGTAGTGGATGTAATACCTGCGAATGCCATATCAACAGTCGCCCTCGCTGCCCTTCTGGAGCGTGGAACGTATCCAATGTTTCTTGCTAGGGAAACTACGTTTTCACGCAATGTAGCACTGTCAATGAATGTCTCATTGACTGCCATGTTTGTATTATATGCTGTACTGTATGAATTATATGCTAATATGTCTATCAGTATGGAGAGGTTAGAACCCTCGAAGTCCATATCTGAGAAATTACTGTTTGCTCTAAGATAACTCTTAATTGACGCTTTTATATCGTCAAAATTCAAGTTTGTAAATTGTTGAAGTGCCATTATAGCCTAGTCGGTTCAAGAACGAATTTGATTGATTGGGAAGGAGCAGCAAGTCCTATTATGTCATATCGAATAGAAATATCGAGTGCATTTTGATCTGGGTAGTTTTCTACTACTACATCATTCAACTTGACTCTAGGTTCATAATTTTTTACCACCATCTCTATCTCTGTCTGAATAGGTTCAATATAATCATCATTTGCTAATTCAAACAAAGCACCTGTAATCCTAGTCCCTATCGTAGAATCAAAGAATCTTTCACCTAATTGAGTACGCACTAGGTTCTGTAAGGAACGTTTGATTGCATCCTCATTTTTTAACATTACGATATCTTTCGTCACAGGGTGACGTTTCATTGATAAAGAAATATCTTTGAATGGTTGTGATGTTCTTTGAAGAGCCACTATCCGGTTATAGAAGGAGTTCTCGTGTATTTATCTATTTAGTCGTCGTCGGTTCCGAGATACTCTATATGTACGTCCTTAGGATGTGGCCATCCATTAGCATAGAAATCGTCTGCCAAGTCTTGTGTTACTTCTTCCATTTCTTCTTCCGTTATATTCTCATGTGTCTTTACACCTTCCACGAATATATCGTAATGATCGACCATACCTACTGTATTATTGCTTTTCATCGCTATCTATACAATTAAATTATTCTAGTCTTCTCATGCCCAACTCTGCACTTAGGATCTATCCATATTTCATATCCTGCTTTTTGTACATCTAAACAGAAGGAAACATCCTCTCCACACATATCCTGTACTTCACCAGATTCAAATACTTGCATCTGTGGAGCAAACCATGGATACTTCATTTGTTCGTTCTCAAATACACCATTCTTGATTAGTAACCAACCAAATCCAGAATAGTCACATGTGAATGGTTTCTTACGCTTCTGAATACCATCAAGCATTTCATGATTCATAACTCCACCATTTGCTTTGAAGTCTTCCTCTTCTAACCAATGTGCACAGGATGTGGTGTTTCCGTCCTCTGTGACGTACCAACCACCTGCTATGTCCTTATCCATCCATAGTACTCTATAGAACTGCTCTAGACCAAATACGATGTCGCTGTCGATCCATAACTGATAATCATACTTCAACTTACCATCCCATGGTAACTGATCAGGACCTCTGAGAACATTTGCTCCTAGACACTTACATCTGGCAAAGTTGACCATAGATGAGTAGTCTTGCGATATTTGTAGAGTACCGCCCTTCTGTACAATCTCAAATGCTAACTGTACGAAGTTCTTGAGGAATATGTAAGATACAGTTCTACCTGGCAAACAGAAGATGAATGTCTTACCTTTTACAAGTTCTCGCGCTTTGTCAATAGTGAACTCACCGTCGTCTGCGCTTTTACCACCTTTTTCTGGTGGTGTGGTTACCACTTTAAATCCTTTTGCCATTACAAAATGCTTTTCATTTCATTGTACTGCGTTATTTAGTATACGTCAACATGGTACTTTGCGGAGAAGTTCAAAGCATCACATATGTCATTTACCATAGGTTTACCCCTTACATTCAAAGATGTATTCAATAAGACAGGACAACCTGTATAATCGTACCATACCTCTAATACGTCTCTGAGGATGCTTTCGGATGTTTCTGGCACCGTTTGTACCCTAGCGGTGTTATCGACGTGTAGAACCGCAGGAATGTCCCTAGGACGCTTACATTGATAAACATAAGACATATATCTTGAATGTGCTGGCATTTCAAAGTATTCAGTAGCATGCTCTTCTAATATCGCTGGAGCGAATGGTCTGAACTTCTGTCTGCGTTTTATTGAGTTTACGTGTGATTTTGTTGAGATTTTGCGTGGATCCGCCAATAGACTTCGATTACCGAGAGCACGAGGACCAAACTCAGCACGGCCATTCGCAATCCCCACGATTCCTTCTGATAAGAGTTTTGAGACAATTTCGTGCGGATCGATAGGTCTTTTTATATTATAACCCAAATATGGCGTAAATTGCACTTTTTCTCCATATGGAATCAAAGCAGCTCCTAATGCTGCTCCCGCATCGCCAGGATTCGGCATAATCCATAAATTACACATTTCTCGCAATCTAGTGTTCACAACGCAGTTTAAAGCAACTCCACCGCCATAACAGATGTTATTAGAATAGGTTTTGGCAATATTGAAGATATTCATGATTTCATACTCTAATATCACTTCCGCACTCTTTGCGATGTCATGCGGAGCACCATGAAGGTCTTTTATACCCCTATGGTTGTTTTGACCCAATAATGCGTAAACTTCGTCAATTCGCGTTGCTTCTCCGTACGCTGCCATCCCCATAAAGATATATTCTTCATCTAGCGGTTTTAGACCTGCCCATTTCGTCAATGCGGAATACCATAGTCCAATTGACTTAGGATACTCCATATTCCAGACTTT